GTCGCCGAGCCGGACAAAATTCTCCAGCCAGAGAAACTCGGTGTCCTGCATCGCCGGCGGCGACGCCTGGACGTTCATACCGGCGAACGGAAATGGAGAATAATATTTGAGACCTGGCGGCAGACCGAGTTGCTGCTGGGCCTTGGCCGAAACTTGCCCGCGATCAGCCAACGATCCGCTCCTTTACCTCCTCCACGGCCTGGAGATGACCAGCGACGGTGCGGACAGCGGAATCGGCCGCCTGCATGTGATGGCGCGGCTCGGCGAGCTGGATCAGCGTCTCGAGGATCAGCTTGAGGCTCGCCGACCGGACTTGCGTGAACTCGCGCGCATCGACATCGCCGAGCATGACGCGGGCAAGCGAAGCAACGGAGGCGTTATGATCGTGGATCATGCCAACCAAAGACGATCTGCGTATAGCCGAACATAGCTCGTTTCAGCGTTACAGTGAATTTAACGGGAAAAGGAACAAGCAGACGTTTGGACAGAGCAATCAACATAGTTTTCTCCTCTAGTAGCCCGCCCCATAGTACGAACTGACCTTGCCGCCGTCGACCGCGACCCGCGTCAGACCGCACGTATCAGCGAACATGTTCTCATAGACCTGAGCGTCAGCGTAGCGCCGGGACGCCATATAACACAAAGACGCCGCTTTGAACTTGATCGCCTCGCGAAAGCCTTTCGGCACCGCCTCGGGGTCGCTGTCTAAATAGAGCGGGATCGGCAAGGCCTGGCAGTCGAGCTCGATCTCGCCATAGGTCGAAGGAACCGGAAACATCCATATCTCGCCCTGCGGCCCGTCGTTATAGACGCTCCACACGGCGGGATAGGTCGTGTTCAACACGGCGTAGGCCCGGCAATAGGCCTGAAAATCGTCCCACGGGATATAGTCAAGCGCGGGCCGGTCGACGCCGCCCCAGTTAACCGCCAGAGAGATCGAGTCGATCACGCAGTCGCAACCGGCATATTCCTGGCGAAGAAAGAGATTGAAGAACCCTTCGTAAGGATAGCGCTCGACATTCGGGATCGTCTGGCAGGCGTTCAACTGGGCGCCGGTCACGGTCAGTTGGTTCGACAGCGGCGCAGGCGAACCGGGGATCATGCCGGGCTGCATCGCGCCGGGGATCGCCATGCCGGGCTGCGAGGACGCCCCGAACGCCGATTGGCCGGTGATCAGACGACGAACGCAAGGCGTACGCTTGGCAAGATTTCGCCGCGACTCATTGATCCATACGGTCATCTGGTTCTGCGACGTGAACGTGAAATTCAAGTCGTTGAGCAGCGCCGACGTGTCCCTGAGATACGTGCTGAGCACCGCGCCCGGCTCCTTAAGTTAAAAGACCCGCGCCCGGCGAACCAAGCGCGGGCCAAAGCCCGATCCAAGGGAGGGAGGTCAGATCGGGAGAATTTCGATCGTGTCGGTCGTCCCGCCCATGGTGAAAGTCAGCGACGCCGCGCCGGTCGGCGGCGTATTATAGGTCATCATCTGATCAGGCGCCGCGGTAAAAATGCCGCCGTCGAGAACCGTCTGGCCTGTCGCCGTGATCGCGCCGGCCGACAAAGCCGCGATGATCGACGCCGGGCGCGTCTTCACCATGCCGGTCTGCGTATCAGGATTCGTATAGGCCGTCGAAGTCCCCGTGAACTTGATATCGAACGGCGAGACGAGAACAATGCCGGAGAAACCCGATCCGCCCGAAGTCACGGCATAGGCCGTGCAGGTCCAGCACATGATTGCGGTCGCCGCGGCCGAGGACCCGCCGCCACCCGCGAAAGTCAGGGTCGGAACGGCAGTCTGGCCGCCGATTCCGTGATCGACGCAAACGACGCCGGTCACGGTCTGAGCGCCGGTCAGGGTCGCCGTCGCAATAGCGCCCAAGCCGACGCCGATGCCGTTCAGCCCCTCGCGCGGATCGTTGAGCAGTTGGATCGTCGGCGGCGTGACATAGCCTGCGCCCTGGTTCGAAACCGTGATCATCGACACCGCGCCGGCCGAGATCGTGCAATAGCCCGACGCCGGGATGCCGCCGACAGGCGGATAGGAGAAGACGACGATCGGCGGGTAGGTGTAGTTCGAGCCGCCCGCGTTGACCGTGACGGACGTCGAAACGGCGCCGCCGACGATCGCGCGCCAGACCGAGGAACCGGCGCCCGCGGTAACGGTCGGCACGGATGTGTAACCCGTGCCGGCGGTTGTCACCAGTGCGCCGACGGCGCAGCCGGTCTGGTTGGCGACGCGGAAATTCTGGCCGTCCGAGATAACGACCATCGGATCGGCGTAAGGCGACGAGCCGCCGATATCGAGCCAGATGCCGGTGATCGGATCGCGCTGCTGGATAGCCGAATAACGCCCCGGCTTGATCCACCAGGCCTGCTCAGGCCCTGGGATCGTCCAGGTCCCGCCGGACGGAAGCTTGATCCGCTGCGACGTCAAGCCGCCAATGCTGGCCGAGAGACGAGGACTGGTGAGAAGACCCATTTGTTCCTCGAATCAGACGACCAGAATCTCGCTCACGTCGGTATAGCCGCCCATCGTGAAGGTGATCGTGGTCGTGGCGGTGATCAAGGCGCCGTTAGTCGTGACCAGGGGCGTCGGGACCGACGTATAGATGCCGCCGTCATAGAAGACCGCGCCGGACGAAGCCGGAATGGAGCCGCTGCCGGCCGGCATCAGGATATTGGCGAGACGAGTCTTGACGAGATTTCGCTGCGTCGTGACATTGGTATAGGCCGGGCTGGTCGTCGGGAAAGCGTCGAGCCCGGAAAGGAGCGACGGTCCCGTGAAGCCGGTGCCGCTCGTCGGCGTGAAACCGGTGATCGACCAGCACATGATCGTCGTCGCCGCGGCCGAGGAGCCGCCGCCGCCCGTGAAAGAGAGGGTCGGCAAGGCCGTCAGCGACGTGCCGTGGTCAATGCAGATCAGGCCCGTCAAGGTCTGCGAGCCGGTCAGCGAGCAGACCGCGGAAGCGCCGGTTCCGTAAGTAACGGCGGTCGGACCCGCGTTGAGCGTCTCGCGATAGTCGTTGATGAAGGTAACGGTCGGCGGCGACGTATAGCCGGCGCCCTGGTCGATGATCGTCACGGTCGAGACCGCGCCGCCCGACAGCGTGCAGGTCGCCGTCGCCTGGATGCCGCCCTGCGGCGGGGCTGAGAGAAGGACGATCGGCGCGTAAGTGTAGCCCGTACCGCCGTTCGAAACGGTGACGGTCGTCGAAACGGCGCCGCCGATAATGGCGCGCCACTGCGAGGACCCCGCCGAAGCGGCGACAGCTGGAACGGACGTGTAACCGGAGCCCGCATTGGTGATCAGCGCGCCGACAGCGCAGCCGGTCTGATTGGCGAGCCGCCAGTTGATCCCGTCCTGATTGACATAGTCGGTCGTCGCCGACACATCGCCGGCGCCCGGCGTTCGCCAGGCCTGGAGGATCGGATCGAAGAGTTGCAGCGACGTATAACGGCCGGGCTTGCAGCCGAAAGCGCCACCGGTCGGGAGCTGATAGGTCTCGCCAGGCGCAAGCGCGACTGTGTTGGTGATGAGGCCGCGCCCCGAGGGCTGCTGACCGATACCGCCGAATCCACTAGCCATAAGTCAAGCTCCTCAGAGGACCGCCGGATTTGTACCTGGAACAAGCGGCCATGCCGAACCGGTTATGCCCGTAACCTGAGCGCCGGACGACGGCTTGGCGCAGACGAGATCGGCGCAGGAAATCAGGACGCCGATGTCGCTGATCTGACCGATCGGAATCTGGCTCTCGAAACCCGAGAAGGTCATCGGCGCATATTCCGACATGTAGAGGCCGGTGTAGCGCGAATTGACGATGAAACAGGTCCCGAGCGGACAGAACGGATCGGGGAAAATCGGCGTATCAAGAACGCGGATCGCCCGGAAGCCGGCGTTGACGACATTGTCCTTGTCGTAGAGCGAACGCGGCGTCGTGGTGAACTGCTCGAGACTCATGAAATCGCTCATGAGCTGCGCCCAATTGGCCGGGTTCATGACGGCATAGTCAGGCGCTTCGCCGCCGGCCCCGGACTGGACGCGCGCCAGAATTTGGGCGGCGCCGACGCGCGTGGTCATCTGGGCGCCGGTGTTCGGAATCAACTGACCGGACCAGAACGAACCAGTCGAACGTGAGATGCCGCCGTAGGACGGAACGTTGGCGCCGTCGTCATAGGCCTGGGCGAGAGAATCCCAGGCCTGCGTGTTGGCGTAATTGTTGTTGTAGAGCGCCTGGGCGTAGGCCTGTTTGATGACCACTGCCGCGTCCGACATGACGGCGCGCAGCTTGGGGATGATCACTTCGGACGACTGGACGATCGCCTCCATTCCGAAGAAGCCGATCGGCACCATGCCGAGCTTCAGCGAAAACTGAGCGTTCTGGATGGCGGTCTGGTCCGTCGGGATCGGAAAATCGCCGGCGAACGAACCCCAGTTGAACGTGACGAACGAAGAGCCCTGAACCGGAACGGTGATCTGCGAGACGCCGCCCCTGGCCGCCTTGGCGTTACCTAGAAACGCCGACAGTAAAGGATGGCTCTGGTACACCTGGACGTAAACTGACGGTATAACGGCCCTCCTGGTGAGAGCTGCGAGTTGCGCTCCGAGGGAGCCTGAAGGCGTAATGCCGCTTCCTGTGAGCGTAGTCACTGGCGACGTAGGATAGGCAGCCATGCTTAAAAACCCCTATACGTTACGCCGCCGCGCCGAAAGTCTCGCGGACGTACTTATCAGGATCGCGGAGCATCTCCCGAACCTCGGAATCGAAGAACTTGCCGGCCGGGTCCTTGTGCAGAAGAGCCAGCGACTCGTCGCGATCCTTGGAGCCGAACAGGTTCAAATCCTGCGGCATCCAGGTCGGACCCGTAACTTCCTTCGGCGGGGCGCTCTGAACGACCCAGGCGCCAGCGGCCTCCGCGTCAAAACTTCCGGTCGCAATCATGCGATCGGTCATCTGTTTGAAACCTTCGTCAGTGAGGCTGTATTTCTTGCGAGCAACCTCAAGCTGCTGCTCCATCGACGTGTTACGCTGAGCCTCTTCGGTCGCCTTCTTCTCAGCGGCGCGCGACTCACGCTCGGCCTTCAATTCCGCCGACAACTCGTCGAGACGAGAGCGCAACGGCGAGATTATCGGCGCGAACGCATCCTCGTCGATCGTGACGTCGGGATAAAGCTCCTTCGCGATCTTCTGGACCTTAGGCCCGAGCTCCGCATCGTTCCAGAGCTTCTTCTGGAGAATCTCCAGCGCCCTGATCTCGGCTTGCGAGGCTGGGCGCTGGGGCGGGATCGGCGGAGGCGTTGTCGTAGCGGTCGTCATTATTTACGACCGCTGTTCGAATTCTGGCCCGTCGAGCCGCCAACGTGCTCGATCGACTTCGGCCCGGGGGAAGCGTTCTGCGGCATGCCGGAGCGGCGCGCGCCGATGCCCATCGTCGGAAACAACGTATAGACCATCATCGACGTATCGCCCTCTTTGGGTACGTCGTTGATATAAGGCTTGGGGATTCTACCTGTGGACATGACTGACTACTCCTTCCCTCATGCCGCCATCTGCGACGGCGCTGGCGGAGGCGCGCCGCCGCCTTGCGGCATGGCGGGCGGCGGATTAAGCTTGGCGCTGCGCGCCGCCTCGACAAGTTGCTGGATCACGGCGGAAGGATCGCCTTCGCCGGCGCCGCCCTTGTCAAGGTGCTTGCCGACATCGGTCAGCGCCTTGAGAACAGCGGTATGAAGATCGGAGCCGAGCGGAAGCTGCGGCAAGGCTTTCTGGAGCGCCTCCATGGCGACCTTCACCGCGGTCATGCCTTGCTGGAGAGCGCCGGCCATGTGGCCGGGCGCGGCGGCTGGTCCGGTGCCGCCGCCAAGACCGGGCGGCGGAGCGCCGGGCCCGCCGGGCGGCGGAAGAACCATGCCGGGCGGCAAAGCCATCAGCAGCGGCCTTTACGGGACATCTTGCGTTTCTTCATCGACCCCTCGCTAAGAACATCGGGGCGCCGCCGGAGCAGCGCCCCGAACGGATCACTTGCGGCCGCGCCGCTTGTGCCTACGGAACCGGATACGTTCCATGTGGAGTCTCCTTTGCGAAGCGTCGCGGGGAGAGACTAGCCTCATCCCGGACAAACATATTGCTACGCTTCAACTATAAGCTATGTCAATATACTCTTGAAAATTCAGTAGTATGCCATCCTATACTATGAGATGACATGAGGATACCTCGCAAGAACCTGGACAAGTTCGCGCGCGAGATCGCGAACCAGTGTCTGTCGTCCCGCGCCGACCGCATCAACCGCGGCGTCTTCTTTCAGAATTACGCTTCGTGCGGATCGGCCGATCCTTCGACGGCGGCAATGTTCAACAAGACCTACGCCTCGATCGACGATCTCTCGTCTCTGCTGTTCTCGCCGGTGTCACTGCGCTTCCATATCGGCGATCCCGACATTCCAAACGTCCTCAACGAAGCCAAGGGCCGCGCCGCGGCGTCCTATATCAGACAGCAATGCCGGCGCTGCGACGCCGATTCGCTGATCCCGCAGGCCGTCGAATCGGGCCTCGTGAAAGGCAAAGGAATCCTGAAGGGCCAATGGAAGGACGAGACCTTCCATTTCTCCTTCGTGCCGCCGGAGGATTTCGGAGTGCTACGGGAGAACCACGGCAAACTCGACGAGGACATGGAAGCGTTCACGCATTCCATGCAGATCACGCCGTACCAGTTCAACCGACTGGTCGCGGGCCGGCCCGACGAAGAAGAACTCAAGAAAAAGATCAAGCGCCATGTCCGCGAGGCGACCGGCGCGCGCGGCCAGAGCGAAGGCGCGGCGATGTCGGTCGTCGTTGGCGGGCTCTATCCGTACAAATCGGCGCAATATTCCACAGGCCAGGCGCAGCCGCGTGGCATCGTCGACTGGATGGCGCAGCCCAAACCCTCGCTCGATCCCGCCGTCGAACAACAGACGATCGACATGGAGGAGGTCTGGGTCTGGGATGACGCACGCGATGACTGGGCGACGTTCCAGATCATCGGCGATGAACTCCTGATCATGGGCAAGTACCAGATCGCCAGCGCGCTCAGCTACAGCGCCGTCACCCGCGTCACCGCGCCCGAATTGCAAGGACGCCATCCGTTCCTGACATTTACGCCGAACCCGGTTCCCGGCTACTTCTGGGGCATGAGCGAAGTGGCGAAACTCGTGCTCCTGCAGGAAGCGATCAACTCGCGCATCTCTGGCACCAACAAGCTGCTGCGCCGCCAGGAGGACCCGCCGCTCGGCTTTCGCGGCGCGAATGGCGTCACCCAGGCGATCGTCTCGAAATACAAGAAACCCGGCGGCTGGTTCACCGACTCGAACCCCAACGCCCGCGTCGAGCCCGAGAAGGTCGAAATCCCAGCCGACCTATGGACGTCGCTGCACGAATACGAGCGGATGTTCGACGAGCTCATGGGCCTGCCGCCGATGATGAAGGGCGGCGGCCAGCCCGGCGTCCGTTCGCACGCCCATTTCGAGGGCCTAGTGCGGATGTTCTCGCCGCGCTTCAAGGACCGCGCGCTACTGACCGAGCGCGACGTCGAATCGGTCGGATCGCTGATGCTCGATCTCGGCAAGGCCCATGTCGGCAAGAAACTGATCGCCTGGGTAACGAAGGACCAGGCCGGCGGCCAGGAGGACGAAGTCAAGTCGATGACGCCGCCAGCGCCCGGACAAGTCCCTGTGTTCTTCCGTCTCGCCGATCTGCCCGACGATCTGACCTTGACGGTCGACGCCCATTCCTCGTCACCGGCCTTCTCGACCGAGGCCAAACAGCTCGCCTTCGATCTGCTCAAAGCC